TAATCTTGTACTGAAACTATTGCACCAACAACACCCGCTGGTAAGTTCATAGTAAATGTTCCACCTGCTGTGTTAGCAAAATATCCTTCGCCATTTGCTGCAGTAAATGTTGCTGTCTTAATTGATCCTGTTTGCCAGTCTACTGTTCCTGTTCTACCAAAACCTGTCTGACTTGCACCTGAAGCTAAAGCTACAGTTCCACCACTTCTACCTAGAGTTACAGTAGTTGCATCTACAACAACAGTTTTACTTGCTCCACCACCAACTGTTAAAGTTGATCCACAAGATGTTTGTTGTTCAATTGCATCTACTTGAATTTTGCTCATTATACAATTACCAACGTTCCGGTTACTGTAACGGTTGCTGGAATAGTTATTGGTCCGGCTAAAACACCGTTTTCAATAGTTTGCGTACCATCAATCGTGGCTGCTTGATTAAGTATAAATTCGTTGGGAGCTGTTTGCCCTCCGATGTATTGGACTCCATTTACTACTGCCGTCATAATTCCTCCTAAGAACTGATGCCTTCAATAAATGATGTAACTACGTCTAAAGAAGAAGCGGTATTCGATTTAGCTTTAAGTACATCACCGTTTTTTAAATTTATTTTTGCTCCACCTTGAATTAATTCAACAGCAGAGTTTGGTGGAATTACTACACCTTTTGCAATGTTAAAAGTTCCGCCTCCAAATTCAATAAAAACATCTATTTCAATTGTTGTAGCTACAATGTTACAACATCTAATTCCAATTATTGCATCAAAATCAGTTGCTGTTCTAAGAGTAACTGCTCCTGTTCCTGTTGCTGCAAATAATGTTCTTCTAAAATCTTGTGCCATATTTTTTTCCTATTCTATAATGCAACCGCCATTGCTAATGCAAAACCTGTGCTTGCTGCGCCAACGGGTACTGGAGGTGTTGATGTATCTAAGTAAATTGCTTTACTAGCCGGTAAAGTACAGAACACATCAAGTGTGCCTGAAAAATTAATTTTAGTTGTGTTACCTAAAGAGTTACTAATAACAGTATTTCTTGATAGAGTATCTGTTGCGGCATCAGTTACAGTTCCAACTCCTACTTCAAAGTTATTAGTTCCTGTTTCATAAATAGCATAGTAAGTAGTATTAGTATTACCAATACCATCTACAAAACTTCTAAAACCAACTGGAATAGTAGCACTTAAATTTAAAGTACCTGTACCTGTTGTAGTACTAGTTTGTTTTACTCTGTCATTTATAACCAAAGCCATTTAATTTTCCTTATGTTACACTTAAAATTGCATCAGCTCCTGTTGAAACTGTTGGGAATACAATTTTAAAATCTCCAGCTGAAGATGATTTTGTTCCACCAAAGTCTAAGATAGCTACAATGTGTTGATTAGCAGTTGTTCCGCCTGGAGCTACAAATTTATACATACATCCAAAAGATGCTGTAATAGTTGAAGCTACAAAGTTAATAGTATTAGCTGTTGCTGCACTACCATCAGAATTATTTCCTGCAAAACTTAAAAAAGTTGATGCGGGTTGTGATCCATTATTTAAAACAGTACATGCTCCACAACTAATTCCATTAGTTGTATAACCACCTCCTGCTGCTACTTGACCAGCAGTTGCACTAGTATAATTTTCTGCAGTTGTTTGTGCAAAACCTGCAGCTCCAATACTTGTCAATAATGCCAAGTTAATTTGATTTGTTGAAAAATTAAAACCACCTTTAAAAAGGTTTGGTTTCATTTTATCAGGTACAAAGTTCGCCATATTATTTTATCTCCTTAAATTAATTTGTTCCGTAACTAGATGGTGATTTGGATTTTAACTGTTGACGAATCATGCCATCTTCATATTCGTCTCTGCGTCTGTAACCGATTTGTTCAGTTGCATACGTGGTAAGAGCAGTTTCATATTGCGCTTGCTAATATTGTATCATATCCTGTGGACCTTTCAAGTACCCATATGCATTTATCAGACATCCGTATAAAAGCAAGTCTTGATATTTGTTTGATAAGTAGGTTCCTGTAGTAGAAAAATTGATTGGAGCTGTATCTGTAATACTAGGAGCCTCTTTATTATAAGCTAAAGTAATAGCGTATGTTTGATTAGGTGTGGGAGCTACTACCCAAAATTCTTCATCCCAATTACCATAGTATTTAGGAATATCTACAGCTGATGAAAGAGGAGTAGAATAGTATTCTGCCATAAAACTAGGATCTCTTTGTTCTAGAAAAAATTGATTTCCCTGTGAATCTGTAAGTTGTACATAATTTATAGATCTAAGGTCTGAAGGAATTGTAACATATCTATTATCTACCACTAGATTAGAAGTAGCATAGTGTGCATTTTGATCTGAAGGAACAGCTCTTAAAATAGCATTTTCTGCATTTTTAATCATATTTGCTAAAACAGCATCAGTTAAAACAGTATCTCCAACTTCTGTATATCCTCTAATATCTGTTTGTAAATTTGCTAATGTGTATGCCATATTATATTGCCTCCAATGTTACTGGTCCTGCTGAACAACTATTAAAACCACCTACTATACCAGATGTGGTTGCGTTGTCACCACTTTGAAAATAAAAATAATTAATAGGAGTAGTTAATACATCAGTTGTTGTTGCACCAGATACTTCTCCATTTGCTGCTATTCTTCCTAATAGAATTGTAAAACCTGCCACTGCATCTATATCTGTAACTCCTGCTATAGTTGGAATAGGTGCGAAAGATTGTAAGTTAGGTGTATTCGCTCCACCTGTTCCTGTTGCTATAACTTGTGGTGCTCCTCTTAATCTTACAACACTATTAGCTAGTCTTTGGTGATCAAGTGAATAAACATTAACAAATGTATTACCACCAAAAATAATAACTTCAAATGGATTATTTTCTAATAAAATTAATTGAGGTGTACTATCTCTTTGTACTCTAGGATTTTGTAAAGCTTGTGGATCTGATCCAACAGGTTTTGGAGAAAGCTGTGGTTGTTTTGGTTCAAACTCTGAATTATGAACTAAAGATCCATTCCATTCTCTTACCATTTCTGTGTATGGAAATCTTAATCCAGATCTATCAGAAATTGCTAATGCTTGTTTACCTCTAGCAAAAACTCCCATTATGAAGCAACTCCATCACCATAAAAAGTTTGTGGTGATATAAATGTAGATGTACCTTGATTGTCTGCATCTAATGCTCTTAAAAGTTCACTTTCATAAATTCTCTCTAACTCAGGCGTTCTTTCTGGAGAAAATTTCATACTTAAATAATTCGCAAGACCTGAGATCATGCATGGATAAAATCTATTCACTACATCAGAAACATTTGTATAGGCTCCTGGGTTTTCTATTTTAGATAAATAATAAAAACAAAATTGAAAATTACTTGGTGTAGATGTACTAGACACACTTGAACTAGGGGTAGCATATAAAAATACACTAGGATTAATTTTTCTTTCTACATAAAATTGAGAAGGTGTACTTTGTACTAATTTATTAGGTGTTGCATTATATTGAGATCTACTAATTTGAGTTAATGCAATATCTTGAGGATTAGTTACTGTAGTATTATTTCTGTAAAATGCTTCTAACATATCACTCATATCATTTGGAAAATTAATAGAGTCTGTAGAAAAACTATACTCTGCTTGACCCCTTACTAAAGGTACTTCAGCAAGTTTTACTTTCCATAAATGGACACCTCTATTTTCCCATTCTTGAAACATAATATTTAAAGAACGTCTTGCTGATCTTAATTGATAACCAGTTCTAGTTCCTTTTATATTAGTTCTTTCAAAAGCTTCTTCTATAATATCATCTATAGGTGGATTAAATTTATTTGTACTTCCAGAACTTTTAGTAAGAGTAGGTGCTGAACCTCCCATTCCTGAGTGTATTGTACAATAATAAAATAAAGGTGGAACAGTTTGACCCGCAGTTGTAGTTGTATTACCTACAATAATTTGTGTGTAAGCTGTTGCACTAACACCTGGTGTACCAACTATAGTTACGCCGTTTGTATATTCTACTCCAGCCGCACCACCAATTGCAGTTGCATGAGTTCCGTTAGGAGTTATAGAAAATCTAAAAGGATGACCATTATTAGTAGCATCGGACTGATCAAATATATAAATATTTCCCTCTTCAAGTTGAAGAGTCGGACTAACTGTACCGTTAATATAAAATTTATTTACGTTTGCACTATATTGGTTAGTACCAGTTGCAACCGTAACTGTGTAAGTAATAGTCGCCATTTAATTTCCTAACTACCTGTTGGATTTGGACCGTCGTAATAAACTGTTATTGCGTCTACTACACGAGTAGATTGAAGATTAATAAATGCTCCAGCTTTAAACAATAAACCATTGTCTGGAATATAAGGTTCTATATCATAAGCTGCTGCTCCAGTATAAAATTTAGAAACAATGGTTCCTGTTATTGATGTATTATGAAAATCTACTGTTCCTGCTGTAGCTGATGAAAAAGCTTGTGCACCTCTTATTCTTGTTCTTCCAGCAAAAATAACTCCTGTGTTTGATAGAGTTGCTGATATTAAAGTTCCTACATTAACATTAGTTGCTGTTGCTACTGAAACAGTTATTGAAGTTACAGAAAGAAACATTCCTGCTGCATCATCAGTTGTACTTACTGTATTATTATTTACACCTGTTACTGTAGCTGTTAAAGCCACTCCACTTGGTGCTGTTCCAACAATAGTAAATATCGAAGCATTTATATTATCCGCTGAAGAAATAGAAATTCTCATACCTAAATTAGTAGGATTATTTAATGATTCTGGAAAGTAAGTATCTGTGAAAAAAAATACAGTGTTGCCTGCAGTGATAGAAGTGTTAAATGCAGCTATTGCTATATTTGTTGTAGATGTAGTTGGTAAAAAAGTTTTAGAAGCTACATATGAATTATCTGGCATAATTTGTTTTCCTTTTTAATTTTGTAATAAGGCCCCGAAGGGCCTTATAAAAATAGTTATTAGTTAGTCGGTGCGTAAGTAATACCTCTGTCTTGCGACCCCATGAAATAATCATTAGATAAAGTATTAGCTACTGCTGCTGTTAAACCAAAGTCCCAAGTCAAACCCATTCTAGATGCTGCTGTGTTTGTTAGTGGGAAAGCATCATAGGCAACTGCTGCTGCTGATTGAGAACCTGCTACAAATTGAGTAGAAGTTACTCCACCTGCAGTTCTAGTAAAGCAAGTAGCGTAAGCTTGTCTATTAATATAGTAAGTTACTGAACTTGTTTTAACATTGCCATTAGCTGCTGTTGCTGGTGAGTTTACTAATTCAAAACCTAAAGTTATAAATTGATTTTGAGCCATTGTTCCTAAAGCAATTAAATTTGCGTCTGTAGGAGTTATAGATAGTTCAGCACCTGCTGCTGATTTAATACAAGCTGATAATTGAACTGCACCTGCATTCATTTTAAAACCAACTAAATTAGTAATTGCTGCGCCAAATGCACTTCCAACTGCTGCACCTTCTTCTGCCATTCCCCAAAATATATTTGGTAAACCTGCAAAAACTCTAGCGGTTGGTACACCTGTTACTGCACCATTTGAAGATGTTCTACATTCAAAGTATAATCTATCCCCTCTTGTTTGAGGAGTTGCATAGTTCATGTTACCTTGAACTAAATTTCCATCATTTGCTGCACCTGCTGCTGGATTATTTACTACTCCGTTTAAACTTCCATCATTACCTAATGTAGGTACTGCTGCCACACAGTTAACTGCTGCTATTACAGACCAAAAATTTCCTGCTGCTGCACCTGCGTTGAATACGTGTTGATCAAAATCATCAATTGCGTGTACTTGATCTGGCCAGTTTCCAATATTTAAATTTTGGAGTGCTGGTGTTGCGCTTGAAAACATTACTGCGCCTTTAAAGTGTGTTCCTGCCATTTTATTTTTCCTTTGTGTCCCAGTGTTAATTGGTATTGCAGTCTCTGGGTGCGTACTACTACACAAGCCTGAATACCCATAATAAATAATTTATTATATGTAGTGTGTAATTTATATCTTATTTTTGAATAGAGTGCAAGAGAGCCCGTAAAGAAAGTGCGATTTCAGCGATGTAGCTTTGTGTCTTAAGTAGCTACAGAAACTTGTGGAGCAGAGTCTTCTACTCTGTTTTTTAAGTGAGCAATTGCTGCTTC